TTAAATCTACAAACACTAATGGCAACATTCAGCTTTTTCCAAACGGAACAGGCTTTACCGAGCTTTACGGTAACACAAATGCAGGCACTATTCGTTTTAACTGCGAATCCAATAGCCACGGGGTAACAGTGCAAGGGCCAGCACATAGCGCCGCTGCAACTTATACTGTAAAACTTCCAGACACTCTTGGTCTTACACAGGCATCGGGGATCGTTACATCAGATGCTAACGGTGTAGTGACCTTTGATAACGGAAAGATTGAAGAGTCTACCGCTATTACCTCAAGCTCTAACGCAGCTACTATTAATCTTAGAGATGGTGACAACTTCACCCATACCCTTTCCGAGAACGTGACCTACACATTCAGCAATCCCGCTGCGAGCGGTAAGGTCAGCGCGTTTAGTTTGAAGGTTACACAGGATTCAACAGCCAGAACTATTACATGGCCTTCCAGTGTAGATTGGGCGGCAGCCACTGCGCCTACATTAACCACTACATCAGGCGGTGTTGATGTATTCGTGTTTGTCACCTACGACGGCGGAACCACTTACTACGGATTTACTGCTGGTCAAGCAATGGGCTAACTATGAGTACAGCTAATAAATTACTACAAGCAGCTTCAGGTAATGCAGGGGAAGCTGTCTTCGTAGAGGATGTGTACGCAACACACATTTACACAGGCAATCAGACTGCACATACATTGACCACGGGTATTGATCTGGACGGCGAGGGTGGCTTGCTCTGGATCAAAGCGTATGACGGTGCAGGTGGCACTAATGAGCATGTCTGGCTTGATACTGCACGCGGAGTAAATAAATACATTAGGTCGAATAGTTCTGTTGCAGAAGCCACTGGCTCATTTACTCAAACTTTTACTTCCACTGGGTTTACGCTCAACACCGCTAGTGCGCTTGTAAATGATGGCAACACTTTCTATGACTCTTGGAGTTTTAGGAAGCAAAGTAAATTTTTCGATGTAGTCACATACACGGGTACGGGTGGTGCAACAACCGTCAGTCATAATCTGGGTAGTGTGCCCGGTATGATCCTTGTTAAGCGAACAGACAGCACGAAAGATTGGTGGGCGTACCATGTTGGTGCCAACGGCGGTGTAAACCCAGCAACTAAATATATTGTTTTCAATGAGAATGACGCAGAGGTCGATTCTGATACTGCTTGGAATGACACCGCGCCCACAGCAACGGAGTTTTCACTTGGTACATCTACTAACGTTAATGCTAGTGGGGGTTCTTACGTTGCCTATTTGTTTGCTAACGGCGAGGCAGATTTTGGTGAGGACAGCGATGAAGCAATAATTAAATGTGGGCACTTTTCTTCTGATTCAGGTGGTGCTGCAACAGTAGATATAGGTTTTGAACCTCAGTGGTTAATGTTCAAACGCAGAGACTCTTCAACTAACGGTGATTGGTATGTCATGGATTATCTGCGCGGTCTTCACTATTACCAAAACGATTCTAAATTTTTATCCGCAAATCGCTCTAATGCGAGTAGTAGTGTTGGAGCAGGTGTCTATCAATCTGGCATACATGCTTGGTCGCTGACTGCGAGTAGCAATTACATTTACGTTGCAATTAGGAGACCTCAAAAAGTCCCTGAAGCGGGTACTGAGATTTTCTTTCCAAACGCTTATACAGGTAACGCAACTGCGGGAAGAGAGTTAGCAGCAAGCGCAGGTTTCCCACATGATCTGATGGTTAACCAAGGCAGGAGTGCGGCTTATGAACCTTTGGTTTTCGATAGGGTTAGAGGGTTTAAGCGAAGACTGTATACCTACCTCACTTCCGCAGCGGGTAACGTCGGAACTAATGTCATTACTCGTTTCAATCAAGCGGGACACACGGTCGGAACGGACGCTGATGTAAACGCATCGAGCGCCACTTACATTACGCATTATTTCCGTCGTGCAAGAAAATTCATGGATATAATTTCGTATCAAGGTAACTCTTCTGCAAGAGCTATGTCGCATAACTTAGAAGTAGCACCAGAAATAGCGTTTTTTAAGACAACAAACATGTCTGATAACTGGTTGGTAGCCTCCACAGCAACCACGGCAACGATGTTCTTAAATACTACTAATTCAGAAAGCACTTCAAACTACTCAAGTAAATTTACGTCTTTCACAAGCTCCGCGATAAACTTTAGTGCGTCAAGCAGTAGCTATGTAAATGAAAGTTCAAGAACGTATGTGGCCTATTTATTCGCCACTCTTCCCGGTGTCAGTAAGTGTGGGACATACACTGGCACTGGCTCTGCTCAAAATATTGATTGCGGTTTTTCTGGGACAGCGCGGTTTCTTCTCATAAAAAGTCGTGACGAAGCGCGTGGTTGGTTTGTTTATGACAGCGCCCGAGGGATTGTTGCAGGTAATGATCCGTATCAATTGTGGAACGCAGCGGGCACTGAAGTAACTAGTACAGATTATATTGATCCTTATGCCGGTGGGTTTGCGCTTTCTGGCTCAAATGATCTCAATGTGTCTAGCGAAAAATATTTATTCTTAGCAATAGCATAGAGGTAATCATGGAATACAGAGTACGTTCAAGCGGTGAGCTAAAGACTCAAGGCGAAATCCGCAAACTCAATGCAAATATGTCTTTGCCAAAAGTGTGGAATGACAATGTGCATGACGCGCTAGGCATTGACCCAGTATTTGAAACACCCAAGCCAGACACTACTAGTGATTACAAAGTAATTGTTCGTGACGGCGCTGAACAAGATGCTAACGGCAACTGGGTGCAGAAGTGGGTCGAGCAAGATATGTTTGCCGACACCGAAGAGGCAACAAAGTCGGAACAAGAAACTGCCTATCAAGCAGAATTAGACACTAACGCTGCAACAGCAGTCAGAACAGATAGAGATGCTCGATTAGCAGCAACAGATTGGATGGGCCTGTCAGATGTAACTATGTCAGCGGATTGGACTACGTACCGTCAAGCACTACGGGATGTCCCTGCTCAGTCTGGTTTTCCACACACTGTTACTTGGCCTACTGAACCTGAGTAAGAAGTATGAGTTGTGATTCACGTATTTGTTTTGATAATGACGATAGGTGGTGCTGAAGTAGCCAACGATGATTGTCGTGAGGCTATGTGCTTCCGTAGTATCGACACCTGTAACAGCTTTGCCGCAAAACTAAGACAGCGAGGTTCACCCAGTACCTCCGCAGCAATCACAGCATACTGCAAGCCAATACTGGTAGACCCGACTCAAGACGGGGTGAAAATCTACTAATGGCAGCGGAGATCGTAGCAGCAGTACAAATATGCGCCTCGGCATACCGCTTTATGAAAACGGCGGTAAACGAGGGTAGAGAACTGGGTGACATGACCAGAGCTATGAGTAAGTTCTGGGACGCTAGAGAAGAGGTCAGTGTACTTGAGCAGAAGGCCACTAACCCTAGCAAAATAGAAAAGCTGTTCGGCGGCAAATCTGTTGAGACTCAGGCGTTAGAGATAACGCTACAGAAGAAGAAAGCAGAACA